CGGTAACGGATGAAGAAGTGGAGAACTCGGATTCCCCGTTGGCTCCACTTCGTGACGGTACTGAGCTTGTTACGAGTCAGCTTCTGCTGGTTCGTGAGCTCGCTATGCGTGACATGCTTATCACTGCTGCGAACTATGCTTCTGGTCACTCGGTCACTTTGGCTGGTGGTGACCAGTGGAGTGCGGCGGCTGGTGTAGCCAACTCACCCATTGCTGACCACAGGCTAGCGCGTTCGACCATCCACTCCAAGATCTTCCTGGAGCCTACGAAGGAGATCATCCCCTACCAGGTGATGGCCGCCCTCGAGGATCACAACGAGATCATTGAGCGGATCAAGTACAGTGAGCGTGCAATCCTTACTCCAGACCTGATGTCCAACTTCTTTGGAGGCCAGGAGATCATCGTCCCAGGTGTCGGTTACAACTCAGCCAACCCCAACCAGACAGCAGCTCTCGGCTATCTTTGGGGCAAGGATGTGGTCATGGCCTATGTGCCACCGCGTCCGGGCCTCAAGGTTCCTGCCTTTGGCTACGAGTTCGTTTGGGGCTATCGTGGAGGCACTCCAATGGTGACTGAGCGTTGGCGTGACGAGGATCGTGTGTCGGACATCGTCCGGGTGCGTCGTCGCTACGACATCAAGATGGTCGCCCTTGATAACCTCGGTAAGAGCATTGCTGGGTACATCATCAAGGCTGCTGTTGCCTGAGGAGGCTTATTATGGCTCAAGAAACTATGTACGCACAGACAGATATCCATTGCGACGGCGAAGTCTATGTCTGGGGACAAGAGGTCTCCGAAGAGGACGTAGGCGATGGCTATGATGCCCTCGTAGAATCTGGCGCGTTGGCAGACACACATCCTGCCATTTCTAATAATCCTGGCGCTGTCGAAGCTTTGCGCCACCAGGGTGAACAGCTCAATCTTGTCAAGGAGCGGCTTGCCGCAGCTCTTGCCAAGATTGAGGAGTTGACCGGAGAGCCAGTCGATGAGTTCGAACTGACTGCTGATACTACTACGGCAGGCAACACGAACGTTTCATTTGACAATCCTGCCACCGTTGCAGGCGATCCTGACTACGATCCTGCTGACCACTCGGTCGAGGAAGTGATTGCCTATCTTGGTGACAAGGATGAAACCTTCCGGAACAACATCCTCGAGAAGGAGGAGGCCGGAAAGAATCGGTCGACTCTGTTGAACCACTTTGAGCGGTGAGCCATGTCCTACTTGGTGCCCGAAGATGCTAACAGCTGGCTGGAGACCACTAAGCTCTCTGTCGACATCATCGAGCCACAGGTAGAAGTCGTAGCTGTCAACCAGGTAATAGGGCGCATGGCGGCCCGATACGATGTCACTCTTTGGGTGGATCGTGTCGGGTCGCCTGCTCTTGTTATCCAGCTGACAGCTATGTTGTATGCAGCTGCTATTTATCGCAGGCAGTATTCAGAAGACCTGGTTGATGGCACAGGCCTTAACTGGGCGCAGTGGTTGGAGAAGTCCGTAGAGGGCTACATTACATCACTGCTTGACGGAACGATCATCTTGGACGAAGACATCCTGGATGATTCTGGTCTACGTCTTCCGGCTTTCTATCCAACAGATATGTCGTCTATCGACGATCCGCCTAAGTTCACTATGATGGCGAGCTTCTAATGCCCGCCTCTATCATCTCTTCACCTGGAGGGCGAGGTGGACTGGGAATCGAAATCGATATGATTCCCAACATTGCCATCATTGTAGATGCCTTTCATGCAATGGGCGATGCTGTTGGGCACTATAAGGAACCCTTTACAAAGTGCATCAAAGAAGTGATGGGACCTTCGATTGGCCTCAACTTTGATGTAGGCGGACGTCCTTCGTGGGCACCTTTGTCTGAGAACACTCGAGACACCAATCGAGTTGGCGGTATTCTCGTAGCGTCTGGTAGATTGGCAGCTGCTGGTGGTCAGCTTGATCAATGGAATATTACCGACGATACTGCCGAGATGTCTATTAGTCAAGACATCTGGTATGGTATTGTCCACCAAGATGGCCTTAGTGACACCCCTCAACGTGAGTGGGCCATGTTCCAGCAAGAGGATGTCGATCAGATGGAAGACATCTTTGGTGACTGGATGGAAGAGCAGGCTGTGAAGTCACTATGGCTGTAAGACATGCATCTGAGGCTGTTACAAGAGTAATCGAACTCCTGCAAGGGTCGGACATTTTCTGTAACTGGTTGGAAGGTGATCATGAACTCATTCCTTCTTCTCCAACTGGTTGTATCTTTCCTGGCGCTGTAGACAGAGCGTATGTTGGTATGCCTCGTCGTGTTGAAGCGGTCATTCAAGTCTTCATCATGCTGTACCATGGAGCTAACATCCCGCGAGGACAGAATCAGACTGAAGCACTTGCTCTTGAAGATGCTGTTGTCGATCTCTTAGAGAAAGATGCCAACCTTGGCGATGACCTTGTTATCAATACGTTCGTAGGACGAGTTGAGCACGGCGAAGTTACTCGTACCCGTACAAAGCACTACGCGACAAGGATCAGCCTGATCATTACGTCCCGCTACAACATAGGATTGGACTATGACTAACAACTACATCGTCCCGGAGGTTGATGGTGATCAGCTTGTTGAAGTTCCAGGCGTAGGGCTGGTTCGCAACGACAAGTCTGAAATCGTATCAGCTCACCCCCGCAAAGAGGATCAAGTTCCATCGTACTTGGAATTGACAGAAGACCTCGATAGTTTGACTCTTAAGGAACTCAAGTCACGGGCTTCCCATGAGGGAGTTCCTGGTCGTTCTGAAATGGATCGCGAGCAGCTCATTGCGGCCCTCAGTTCGTCAGCTGTAGCTGAGCCAGTCAATCTTGATGAGCTATTGGACCTGCCACTCCCTGTGGAGGAAGAACCCGAAGTCCCCGCTGACGACACCACAGGAGGTGAGCAGTAATGCCTAAGTACATTGGCGCACAGACACAACTTGGCCTTGCGTTTGAAACAGTCTTTGGAACGTACGTTCCTCCAACGCGATTCTTTCCTATCAAGAGTGAGTCGTTGGTAAACAACTATGCACATGTCGCACGACGCTTGATTCGGGGCGTTGCCGATAATCTTGGTCACATAGTTGGTCCTAACTTTGTCGAGGGCGACATTGTAATGGAACTATATCCGGACGTATTGCCTTACTTCTTGTATGTGTCGCGCGTTTCGCTTGTTAAGACTGGCGCTGGTCCGTATCAGTATGTCACTACACCTGTTCATGTTGGTGACTCAGTCTCTTTGACGAAGCCAAGCATTTCGATCAACGTGTTCAAGGCGTCTGAAAGCTTTGGCTTCCGTGGCTGTGTTGTGAGCGGCTGGGAGATTAGCGTTGAAGACGGGATTCCGGTTCTGACGGTCCATATTGTTGGTTCGATTGAATCTGATCAGGCCGATCCTACACCAACGTACTTGACTACAGATGTGCCAGTCTCATCACCTGGTTGGGCTATTCAGGTTCCCGATGCGGCGGCTATCTTGACGGTTGAGGATGTTACCTTCTCGGTCAATGATAATGCTGAGCCGCAGTTTCGTCTTGGAGCTAATGGCGCAGCATGGGTGAAGTTTGGCGAACGAGAAGTTGGCGCAACTGTTACCAGGGACTTTGAGTCACGAGCAGAGCTTGATTTGTTCAAGTCTGCGACGGCTACTTCGGTAACAATCATTCTAACTGAGGGTGCTAAGAGCGTGACTATCAAGATGGCCAATGTTACTCGTGAGACTTACGAACTTGATGGCAGTAGTGATCAGGGTTCACCTGTTATGGCTTCTATCAACTATGTCGGTAACTATAACATTGCGACGTCTAAGTCGTATGAAGTTACTGTTACTGGCTCAGTCACCAATATCGTCTAACCTACAAGGAGCCCCGAAATGCCCCGTGCAACTGTTGATGCAACTGAGCGAACTCGCTTTGACCTAAAGTCCTGTCCTGGAGGGTACGTTGTCTTGCGACGTCTCCCCTATGGGAAGTACTTGGATAGGCAAACTGAGGCCATGGAAATCAATGCTCGTGCTCAACGTGGTGAGGATATGTCGATGGAGCTCAAGATGATGGGTCGTAAGACGTCTGTCATCGAGTTTCGTGAATGTATCCTTGAACACAATCTGACTGATGAGAATGATGTGCCGCTCAATATGTCCGATCCATTAACATTGGATCGTCTTGATGGTCGAATCGGTCAAGAGATTGAAGACAGCTTGCGGGCTATGAACGTGTTTGAGGGCGACCTGGGAAAATCCGACACGATATCTTCCGAGTCGTCAACAAGCTTAGTGCCCAACGAGGAGACACCAACAAGTACATCGTCGTAGCCAACATATGCCAGATGCTTCATTGCCTTCCTTCGGATCTTTATGAACAAGATCCATTGGTGATACAGGCCATCACAATGGTTTATCAGGCTCAACAGGAGCGGACAGAACGAGAAGGGAAGATGAAAAGCCGTGGCAATAACAACCCGCGACGTCATTCTCGTTCTGAGGGCGAAGGACGAAGCAACCCAGACGATTAGGGGAGTGTCGGCAGCTTTTGGAACATTAGGTTCGGATGCTTACAACTCAGGCGCCCGGATGATTGCAGCTGGTGGAGCCCTATTAGGTCTTGGTGCTGCAATAGGCACGGTTGGCGCAGGTCTATTAGGGCTCACCAAAGAAATGATTTCCACGTCAATGGCGTATCAGCAACAGGCTGCATTGACATTGACGCAGGTTGATCAGACTGGTGCTTCGCTAGAACAGATCAAGCAGATTGGTTTGGATGTAGCAAGATACATTCCAGTTCCGTTTGATGAAGTGCAGCAAGGTCTCTACCAGATCTTCTCATCGATGGATGTCAGTGTTGCTGATGCTGGCAAGATCCTTGAAGCCTTTGCGAAGGGCGCTGTTGGAGGTCAGACTGATCTTCAAGTTGCTGGGGCTGCCACAATCGGTATCATGAATGCCTTTGGATTAGGCATTGAAGATCTAGGCCGTGTTCAAGACGTACAGTTCCAGTTAGTCCGCAAGGGCGTTGGTACCTACGAAGACTTTGCCAACTCTATTGGTCTGTCACTTCCTTCGGCAGCTAGAGCTGGGCAGAGTATTGAACTTCTTTCTGGTATGCTAGCCTTCCTAACCAGAAACGGTTTGAGTGCTTCTCGGGCTAGTACATCTGCTGCTCGTGCCCTTGACCTCTTGTCTAACCCCAAGACAGTCGAGCGCATGGAAGACATGGGCATTGTTGTCAGAAAGAACAATGGAGAGTTCGCTGATATTGATTACATTGTCACCCAGCTAGGCAAGAAGCTAGAAGGTCTTACAGGTCCTGAGAAGGCTGCCGCACTTCAAGAACTGTTTAAGGGTGCAGGCAATAATATTCAAGCACGTCGATTCTGGGACGTAGCGATCTCAAACTATGACGAGCTCAATCAGCGTGTCGATGAAATGCAGAATGCAGCAGGTGAAGCTCAGGCTGCTTACGACATAATGTTTGTACAGCCCCAAACTCAGATTGACTTGCTCAAGAACAAGATGAAGGTCTTGGCAACTGTATTGGGTGATTTCTTAATGCCCAAGTTCCAGGAGCTTCTTGATCTGGGTAATCAGATCTTGGATTGGTTCTTGGATCTAAATCCAGAGACACAAAAGTTCATTGCCTATGCTATTGCCCTTTCAGGTATCCTGTTTGTAGCAACAGGTGCCTTGCTAGGTGTTTCAGGCGCCTTCTTGATTTTTGCTGGAGCTCTTAAGATGGCTGGCGGTATAGCCAACATCATAGCAGTGCTAGGTCCATACGCACTAATCCTAGCAGCTATTGCTGGAGCTGCATTCCTCATTTATAAGAACTGGGATAAGCTCAAGCCCTTCTGGGATAAGTACTGGCCTGAAGTCAAAGAGAAGACCAAGAACTTCCTTGACTGGCTGAGAGAGACCTGGGATAAGTACTGGCCAGGAATCAAGGATAAGCTGACTGAGTTCTGGGAGACCACAAAGGCTTTGTGGGCAGAGTACTGGCCGCAGATTAAGGCGAAGACTGAAGAGTTCCTAAACTGGTTGCAGGCTAAATGGACTGAGTACTGGCCTGGGATCAAACAGGCCATACTGGATACTCTTGCTGGTATTCAAGCAGCGTGGGAATATGTCTGGCCTAGACTTAAAGAAGCAGTGCAGGCTGTTGTTGATTGGTTCAGAGAGAACTGGCCTCTGATCAGAGAGACCTTTAATACAGTCAAGGATGCTATTGTAGAGGCCATTACTTGGATTGTTAATAATATAGACACCTTCTGGAATAAGTGCAAGGATATCTACAATTATATCGTGGCGGAGTTTGGTCCTGGTCTTGTAGCTGTATGGTTAAGCATCAAGGAGAACATCGGTCCGATCGTTGAAGACATCTGGATCATCATTCAGAAGGCTTGGGACCTAATCAAGGTGTTGACTGAGTGGCTCTGGCCTTATGTGAAGGCCATCATAGTCGGTGCGTTTGGTGCAGCCGTAGCTTCGATTGAAGTTCTGTGGAATATCCTTGCAGCCATCTTCGAAGGTGGACTTGAAATGATTCGAGGCATTCTCGATATCATTGCAGGCTTGCTGACAGGCGATTGGGCACGTATGTGGGAAGGCGCAAAGCATATTGTTCACGGCTTCTACGTTCAAGTGACTGGTATCTTCTCAGCCTTCTGGGAGTTCATTAAGGACATCTTTAGGACTGGGGCTAGAGTGGCTACAATGATTATTACAGCGATGAAGGATGACCTGATTGCAGAGTTCAAGGCCATAGCGACATGGCTCCAGGGACGCGGAGCAGCCATAAAGCGAGAGGTTGGCGATTTGAGTATGCTGCTTTACAATGCAGGCAAATCTGTCATCCAAGGCTTCTGGAATGGAATGAAGAGTGTTTGGGAAAGCGCTAAGGGTTGGCTTGCAGGGATCAAGCCTGACATAACAGATCTAAAAGGTCCTCCAGCAGCTGACGCAGTTGCCCTCATCAATAATGGTCGATTGATCATGCAGGGCTTTCAAAAGGGCATGGAACAGCAATGGGGTGACACAGCTCGCTGGTTGAGTGGCCTAGCTCCATCAATGCCGAATATGGTTGGCGCAGCAGCCTTTGGAAGCGGTCGTGGCGGAGGTACCAATATCAATGTCGCTCAAGGAGCAGTACAGCTTACTGTTGGATCTGTACGTGACGATGACGACCTGGATAAGATCCAACAGATAGTCGATCAAAAGTTTGGCGAGCTGGTCAGAGAGATGAGCCAGCCACGATACGGGAGTAACTATGGCTAGGCCCGTTTTGACAAAAGCTACACCCATAGTCTTTAGCAGCATAACCAACATAAATAACTGGAAGGATAGTGCTTCGGCTTTAACGCCTACTCAGATCCTTTCAGGATCGTCTGCCACTGAGTATGTGTTTGGAACAAAGATAACTGGGGCAGCTGGGCCGCTCACGTTGGCTATGTCGACATTTACTCCGTCTGCTAGTGAGTATGTATATGGTCTGATGATTCAGTTCAGAGCCTTTTGCAGTGTAACCATTCCAGCTCAGGAATGGACACGTATTGCTGTTCCGTATCTGAGTGTTCCTATTAGACTGACAACAACAGGTGGAGTAAGAAACTTTTCCATCCCAGCTCGAAATGTTCAAGGCGAGATTGGATTCGATGTAGCTCCACTCGAAGAGCCTTTGCCTACTAGTACATTGGGCGATACTAGGGCGTTCTTCCTTTATAACTTTGACACACAGATTCCAAGATGGAACTTGGCTGGCACTAATCAACTTGAAATCTTTGTCCCTCCAGTTCCTCCTCTGGTAGATGATGTTGAAGTGGTCTTCCGGGAAGTTGTAATCTACCCTCTTGTGTTTACACCTACTACCTATGTGGCCTACTTTTCGCCGCCGCCTCATATCTGGGATCCTACTACGCCTGGTGTGTCGCTAAGTTCCATAGGAGGGATGGCTAAGCCTTCAGTCGGCTCTACGTTCTTTCAAAGCAGTAATCCAAGTGACGTTCCTGATGTTGTTCGGGTTGTCTACTCAGATGCTGCCCTTGCTCCACAAGAGGCCATCATTGAGGACTTTGGCCTTATTGTTCCTAGACCAGACGATAAAGGTTTGGTAGTTCCTCGAGTCGATTTCGTAAATCCTGATTCGGCTACTAAGCCTACAGGATACATACATATGTCCTCTGGATGGCTTTCTCCTGCAATGGGTGATTATTACTGGAGTAACTGGTCTACAATAAAGGCAGAGCAGACAGCTACAAGACCTGTAGTACCTGTACTAACAGCAGTTATCAATGGCGACCAAGTTGACTTTACAGGTCACTCTTGCGACAATCTTTTACCCGCCCTAGCTTCTGGCGTTCAAGGTACAGTTGACGTTGCACAAATAGCAGTTGGGCCAGCTGTTACAGCTACAGTCAATACTCTTTCGTTTACAGCTCCCTATGACGGTACTCAAAGAACTGGTCAGGTCATTAGAGTTACCAGAAATACGAGCATTGGGGATATTACACTAAGCTGGGCAGCTGTACCAGTTCAGGCATCTAAGGTGTATGCAGCTACTTGTTTCTTCCGTACATCTGTTGCAGCAACTGTGAACTTCAATATTAGCTGGTATACTAGCGGTACGGCCTTTATATCAACTTCTACGGTTGCTACTTCAGCTGGTTCTACTTCACGTGTACAGCTATCTGGAACTGTTACAACGCCAGGTACTGCGGCATATGCTATAGTGCAAATCGTAGTAGTGGCTGCTGGTATTGCTACAACGTTTGACGTGGATAGTATTTCTTTCAACCGCTATAATGGGGCAAGTATTCCGGCTTTCAATGCTGGAGGCTACATTTGGGGAAATGCCGCTAACTTTTTGGGATCCGAGAAGCCCCTCACGTTTACTGGAGCCCTTCATAAGATTGAGTCAGATAATCCTACGGTGGGCACGGTTACCGAAGTTACTACTGCACCGCGCATAGGTACACATCATCTTCAATATGTTTCGACAGGATCCTCAACGCTAGTTCTGCCTGCGCATAAGTTTTACCTGCCAGAAGCTCTCCCAACAACTATCTGTTCGGCTCGTGCTTGGGTTCGTTCAGTTACTACAGCTGGTAGATGTACTCTAGGCTTGCGGTTCATGGATAGTACAGGTGCTACTATCCATGATAAGTGGGGCACTGTCTCTGCTATGACAAGCACATCAACGTATGCTTCTTTTAAATGTGAAGGTGTCACTATTCCTGATGGAGCTGTAGCTGTAGCATTCTTATTAGGACTGCCTACAAATAGTGCTATCACCTATTACATTGACAGCATATGCCTACAGTTCAAGTCTACTCTTACCAATGATGGCCTGAATACTGATGGGTATGGAAGCAACGTATATCCTCTCCAAGGCTGTGTTAGCTATTTGGTCATTGAGCGGCAACTAGCAAATAGCACTACATGGACTCCGATTCTTATCAAGCAGGTAAGTCCGAACTCGGATGTAGCACTCTCGGATTACGTAGTGCCTGAGGGTATGACATTTAAGTATAGGGCACGTGTCCTTGGACTTATGGATGGACTTCTCCATGAAGGACAGTATACATCCGAGATAAGCCTGTCAACAAGCTCCCCTGGTCTTCAATGGACGTTGTGGGATCCTTCTGATGATGCTAACGGCCCTCTTCGCTTTGACATCAACGGAGATGACGGCTCTCTAGGATTCAACCTGCAAGCCTCTCTAGCTATGTATGCTCCTATTGGTCGTAATAGGCGTGTACTGACTCGAGACACTTCTAAGGGTAGGCAGTTTGCTTTCCAGGTCGAACTTCTCTCGGCGGCCGACTTCGCCCTGTGGGAGATCTACCACGTGAACCGCGATGTCTTGATCTTAACACGGACCTCCACAGGGGAGTGCTGGTCTGTAGTTATCTCGAGCGACATGCAAGTGCTGATGCAGAACACTACTCCAATAAGGTACATTATCAATGTGACTCTGGAGCAGGTCGATGAGCCTCCTGTCTGGTAGAGATATAACGAAGGCTGCCTATGCTCATGGGCACCAAGTAGCCTTTCAGATCCGCACTTCAAGTGGACAGGAGCTCACTCTAGATGATATGCCGCCTATGACGGATGGTACTATCAACTTTATGGATAGTGGCATTAGACGCCGCTGCCATGTAGTCTTTCAGACCAAGACACCTAGCCCGCAGTTCTTGAAGCTCCTGGAAGATGACAATGCTAGGTGGCAAGTCTACTTAGGCATAGACACTCTTGAGCCTATGGGCTTGTACTTCTTACGTGACTTGGCTATTGATGAGACTGGACAGAATACAGGCTACCGTGTTTCGCTACAGGACGAATCCGCTCTGGTAGCAGAACGTAAGACAACTCAAGCGTACACGTTCTCTAACGACCTTATTGATGTGTGCAAGACTCTTCTGAGCTTGTCTGGTCGGGCATTAAACTTTACAGGGCTGAACTCTATTGATGTGCAGCTGTCAAACTACTTTGTAGACTTTGACAAGGATCCCGTTGCGGCTGTGCAACAATTGCTTGAAGGCTATGGGTACGAAATGTTAATGGACCTAACAGGCAATTGTATGTTTAGGGCTATTCCAGGTGAGCCGAGTAATACGAAGTCACCAGACATCTCTGACATAACCCTTTTGAAGCAGATCAATAAACAAAGGCGTTCAGCCAATCATATTATAGTCACGTCTGATGGGATATCAAGAGGTGATTGGTATGATTTAAATCCGGCTTCACCAACTTATGTCTATGGGCCATATGGTGATGTGCCTGAAACGTTCTCAGTTTCTGACTTGCTATCGAATGAGGCTTGTCTTAAGGCCGCTGAGCGGATCTCGTACAAGAAGTTTGCAAGGCAAGCTACACATACCTTTGCAGCTATCCAGATTCCTAAGGTCGAGTTGGGTGATGGATGGACTTACGATGGTATGAGATACACGGCTGATCAGTTGGCCTTCTCTCTTATCCATAGCAGGCCAATGTATTTGACAGGCAGGGGTGTAAGTGTCTAACATAGAAGCCATTCAGTTAGGACAGGCTTTAGCCCAACAGGATGCGCCTGTACATTTGTCTCAAGCTGTCGTTAAGTCTTTGACGTCGCTATCTTTAGTTGAAGTGACTATGGATGGTAATGCTGGGCAGCAGATCCTGCCAAGCCTGCAGCCTGTTGTAGTTGGCCAGACAGTTTGGGTTCTTGCTAAAGGTTCTAAGGCCATTATCTTAGGAGCGATACCTGATGCTGGGGCTGGGACTGTTACTACAGTTCAGTCGGCGAGCTACGTACCGGTCATCGGCGAGTGGAATGTTGGCAACGGCACCAATACCGCCGAGTACACGTATGTCGGAGCCTCTGGTGTTGGCGGCAAGGGACACATGTTTGCGACTGGTCTGCTGGTGTTCGGTTCAAGCGGGTCCGTGTTCGCGTCTGCTTTCCCGTACATCGCGCTCCCAGTCGGATTCGATTTCTGGGGGCCGCAGTTCAACGGGCCGTCGATTGGTCGTGTCGCCTACGACGACGTGAGTGCTGGAGTCCTATTCGAAGGCGAGATCATCCGACATGGTGGTGCCTACAACTGGGCGTTCCCGCGCGTGTCGGCGACCTCAGCAGCACACACCTTCATCCAGGGGATCACGGCTACCATTCCCTTCACCTGGGTGGTCGGTGATCGCGTCAACTGGACGATCAACAGCGCAGTAGTCAGGACGTCATGATGACAGTTCTCAATCAGCTAGGAGCCCTGAAATGAACAACGAGTTTCAAATCATTCCTCGACAGACAACAGGTCTGCCCTTGGTAGTACGTAATAGTGATGGGAGTATTAGGCCAGCTTTGTCTGATGAGCCCTTCATGACTATTCACTACACAGGAGTCAATGTCACGTATGGCGATGCGGGTGATACAGTCAATGAGATCCTGGCGCTACAGAACTATGCTGTCCTAGCGGGGAAACCATTTGAATACAACTACATCATTGACCAGGATGACTCAGATCGGATCTACGAGTATGCCGGAACGTTTCGAGCTGCTCACTCGGCAGGAGAGAATGACATTGCTGTCGGTGTTCTAATCTTTAATGGCACAGCAGAACCTATGACTGATAAGCAAGTCAGGAAGGTTCAATGGCTGAGAGCCTACCTGATCGAGACAGGCATTCTTCAAGCCTCTGTGGATACCAGACCCCACAGGCAGATGCCCGGAGCCAATACTGCTTGCCCTGGACAGCTCATCTTGAATCGGTGGGCAGAGATAGTGACTCCGTATCACCAGACGCCTGTTGAACCCCCGCCTGAGCCAGAGCCCGTTCCGCCGCCTGGTGACCTGGAGCACCTTAGCTATGGACTACACTATGTTGTCAACGGAGATTCGCCTTGGAGTGTATCAATGCTGCACTACGGAACTGGTAAGCATTGGGGAGTCATCGTAGAGTGGAATGCACCAGATACGGTTATGAATCCAGGGGAGCGCTGGAAGATACCGATGGTGAAGGGAGTTGACATAGCTGTCCTGCCAGGAGAAGGCGCTTGGTCGATTATTCGTCGAGCTGGTCAGACACCTAGTACGGCGACTGTGAAGGACTTCTATAACTGGAACGGCGGACCTTCGCGTCAGCTTGCTGCTGGCAACAGAGTCTTCGTTCATTACACGTAAGGAGAAACTATGCAAGCCAAAGCCTTTATTGCCTATGCAGCGAAAGCTGTAGCGGCCTTCTTGGCTCCGTTCATTATGCTGGGATTGGTATGGTTATCAACCAAGGCCGGCATTGATAGTCCAGTTAAGTTTGATGAACTCAATACCTGGCTCGTCGCAGCTGTAGGGGCACTGCTCCAGGCGATCTGGGTATACTACCAGAAGAATGCATCTAAAGTGGTCTCAACGGAGGTCACGACGACGGAGGTCACAGTGCCAAAGACTGATCTAGGCGAACTAGTGATTGGTAGCTGGGTCTGGGTAGTCTTGCTTATTGTCGCCTTCATGCTTGGGTACCTCTGGGCTGGCCGCTGACTTAGGCTGTTGCCAAGTCGCCATAAAGATCGCAAGCTCTCCTACCGACAGGCTTTCGGGGCTCCTTGGTAGGAGAGCTTGCTTTATTTGTTTACGCATGCGACGTGAAGTACCGCCGCATACACCTAGTGGTGTGTCGTTTGTCTCCATTCTCAGTGCAGTCAGAAGACATTCCATAATCACCGGACAGCTATTGCAGACGACGTATTGCTCGGTTGGAAAAGGTCCACGAGGCGGGAAGAACCATTCTGGTGGCAGACCTACGCATGCGGCCTTTGCGCGCCAGGTGCCGTGGCCAACTTCACGAAATCCATACATTTGAGATCGCGTTGGATGAACAAGAGAAGGACTCGAAGGGCGTCCCGCTGATGTCGAGGCTTTGCGGGAGGCAGCTCTATACGCAGCTTCTTCAACTTTTTGTCGGGCCACACTGACTTGCTTGCGCTTGAGCCGATCACGGTAAGCTTCGTACCACTCTTCATCTGAGTCCATTGCTTGCATACCCCAATATATTCGACGCTGGTTAATAGTGCTGCTGGGTTGTTGCGATTCTCAAAGTTCTCTACAACTACGTGGCGAGGCCCCACGACATCGAGGAACTGTTTCAATACATCGTGGTGAGGTCCTGGACCGAACTCGCGCCACCAGATGCTGCCCATTGTATACCACGCGACTCCGGTAGTCTCGCCCGGATCTATAGCGACAATAGGTGTATGTATCGGATCGATCATCTCTATCCTCGAGTCTGTAAGTAGCCTTTATCTTGTGCTTAGAGAGCGCGATGTCACTTGTTAGACTCGCGTAGACCATAGTCTATGTGCCTCTATAACGCGTGCTCATAAGTAAATCGCTGATAGACCGTGGGCCAAACGAAGGTCGTTTAAGAGACCGTGAATATCATTCAAGGCGCCTTGTGTGTCCGGAGCCTCTTCGACGAAGAGGGCCATGCGATCACGAAGTGAATCATACCGCTTGTCGTATGTCTGACTCACTCGCATCTGCTTGATAACCACTTTTAGGTTACTGCAGTTGAGATTCGTTCGGTCACCGTCGACGAAGATGACCCGTTCGTTTTCTTCTAGCGGTCGGCCTAATGCTACTTCGGCAACCAGATGATGCTTGAAGCGCCACCCTGTGGAGGTCTTGACGCATGTATAGCCGTTCTGGTTGACAGTCTCATCGCCGATATCAGCCCGCTTACCCTTACTCATGCTAAGCTTCCCCAGTCGTTTCCTATTTGTACATCAACGAAGAATGGTATCTTGTCCGAGTATTCCTCGGCAGCTGTCAGTTCCATTTCCTTAGCGATGACTTCTCCTATTTCTTTCGCCTCATCAGGTAATGCTTGTACAAGTATAGAGTCATGAACTAGAATGCGGATGTCGAAGCCGTACTTCTCCCAGACTCTTGCTGCGGCTCGGTAACAGATCTCATTGGCAGTTGATTGTGGGAAGAATGCATACAGTTGCCTTTCAACATCGTTGGCATTCTCTCTGGTGATCAGGTGGAAGTGCCTAGTCCGTCCGAAGTGGGTAATGGGATCCCAACCATCTTCGAAGACGCGTCGCTTGAGTTCCGCCTTCCAAGCGATAACGTCAGGCATCATGTTTGTAAAGCCATCCTGGATAATAGCTGCAGCAGCAACAGTGATGCCGTATTCGTCAGCAATCGATTGAGGTTCGCGTCCATACGAGGTTCCGAATACCACTGCCTTAGTACGGACTCGCTCCACTTCCTTTCGCCAGTTTCCAGGACCATAGACAACGTCACTAACTTCGTTGTGGATGTCTCGTGAAGAATCTGAAAGGACAGGAATAAGGTAGCTGCAATTAGCTTCGATTCCCATGACACGTAGTTCCGCCGTTCTATAGTCCGCCTGAACGTATACGTATTTGTCACTATCGGGTATCCAAGCTCGCCGAATCCTGTAACCTCGTGGTTGGTTATGGATATTAGGATTTCGGGAGGAAGCACGTCCTGTAGTCGTTCCGTGGAGCAAGATAGTGGTGTGAATACGGTCATGGTAAGCTCTTTTCAATAGGCCCTCTACATAAGTAGAGTGCAGCTTTTGAACGCCTCTGTACTTGAGTAGTGCAACGATAAAGTCCTTTATTGATTGCTTCATACGCCTGTCGCGCATCAGCATGGTCAGATGAAGTTCGTCAGTAGATTGTGTTGGGTGACCTAGTTCAGCTAAGGCATTCTGAACTTGCAGCCAGCTTCTAGGGTTGTCGACATACTTGGATGTGAATTCCATGTACTCAGCCATTTCGATCTTGAGCTCTTCACC